AAAGGCTTCAAACTTGTGAGGATCATGTTTAATGAGTAAGATCTTAATGTCAAGTTTTGCAAGGTGACCTTTCTCAATCAACTCATCGGTGCGGATAATCTTGTATGCAGGACCAAACAAACCTTCCAGAACCCACTTGTGTGTTTGTGTTCCGTCCAGTGTTCCTGTAAAACCAAATCGATATTTTGCATCACAGAGTTTGGTCATGATACTGACAAGAGACTTAGACTTGAATAAGTGAGCCTCATCTCCAATCACACAACCATATCTAGAAAAGAACTTTTTCTCCAACTTGTAGATTGATTGCCAAGTTGTGATGGTTACTGGACGATTATCGTATTTTTCTTTACCCGAATAGATCTTGTGACAATAACTTTCTGCATCCCAGCCGTAGTCTTCAAAGTCCTTGAACATCTGTTCAACCAGTGATGTTGTGGGGACTACCAGAAGAACATCGTGTCCTTTATCAACCATATATCTAACAATCGAATAGATCATCATCGACTTTCCAGAAGCCGTGGGAGAGATGAGTAACTTTCGATTAAATCTCAATGCATCATGAACACCTTCAATCTGGTATGGTCTTGGTTCATACCTAGTGATGGTTTTCATATAATCACCAACACCTTCAAGAGAAACCATCTCGTTCTCTTCAAAAGGTGTTCCGTAATATTTGTTATCCGTAAACTGATATTCGTAGTCGTATCTTCGACAGAAAGCTACAAGTTTGTCAAGAAGACCAACGTAGATCTCACCAGTTTGTGTGTTGAATAATCTTATCTTGCCGTCCCAATACTTATTTCGATACTGGGGCATAAACTTAGCCCCAGGAACATCGAAAGTGAACTCATCACTGAGTTCGTAGTAAACATGAGGTTCTGCCTCAACTCTCAGGTATACTTCATTTTTCTTAGAGATACTAATCATATCCACGAATAAACTTCTGCCACTCAATAGCATTCTTGATCTGGAACGTCCTGTTCTGGATCGTCTTGATAATATTCTCCAAGAAGTCAATCATCGTGTCGTAATACTCAATCTTGAGTTCGGCGTCAGTCAGTTTTTCGTCTGCATCCAGATATCTCTGTAATGCATCCTTTTCTCTTACCTTGTATGGGAAAGGATCGTCGATATAAACTTCTGGTTCAGCCTTTCCTGAATAATAAAGATGACGTTCGTGGAGAATACTTTGATACCTCTTCTTGGCTCTTGCGCGAAGAAGTCTTAGATCATTGAATAACTGATAGTATTTAGAATGTAACGAAGGGACCACCAAAGAGGCGGTGTGCAATTCATCAGGATCGATCTGGGAATCTTTCTCCCACATCTCCTGAATTGTCTCAAGGTTCATACTTCAACAAAATTTTTATCAAGGAGTTTGAAGATCTTGTACTTAAATGTTACTGATGCAGTAAAGTAATTAATATCAGTTTGAGTTGCATCAAAGTCAAGAGAGCTCAACGCGACAGGAAAGAGCCCTTCTAGTTTAACATATGCCTGACCTCTCAGGTTACTGTTAAGAATTTCTAACGTACCATCAGAGAATTCTGCATGAGGATTTTCTCTATCACCAATCTGGGGATAGTAATCATCATCTTGTCTCAGGTTAATGAATTGTTTTTGGCTATCTGGATAACCAAGTCCAATCATCCAGTTATAGATCTCGCTATAATTTTGCAGATCTTCATCAACAATAAAGTTGACACGAAAATCGTCATAGACCAACTTGTCTCCAGGAAGATCAATGTCCTTGAGGTAAGTTGGTTGCAATGCAGTTCCTAAAGTGATGCCTGGCAAATTTGCACCTACCGACAGGAAATCGACCTTAGGGCACTTATTGATTTTTAATTTAAATCCAACAGGTGACAGAAAGTTTCTGTTTGATACCTGTTCCAAACAGGGATTACCAGCCATGGGCTTTTATTTGTATTTAGACAAAAAAAGGGGGGTCCGAAGACCCCCCTGCACTATCCTTCACACGGTAAGGATATTTATATCACATCAGGTTCGAAACCTTGACGCGACGATAGTAACGGTTGGCGTTCTGCTGCAGACGGCCCAGACCTTGGGTTGTACCCTCGGCGAATGGGTTGGCGACCATGCCGTAACGGGTCTTGAAGCCGATCTTTGGCTGGAAGCTGTTCTCACCAACGGCGCGAACCATTTGGAGAGGAACGTATGGGCAGTAGAAGATACCAGCGTCATAAGGTGAAGAACCCTTATAACCAACAACGTAGTAGTGGTTGGCTTCAGCACCACCAGAGGCGGCATAAGGATCGATGTAGACGCGATACTTACCATTGATTGTACCAGCAAAGGTGTTGCCAGTGTCATCAACGTTCAGGTTAGCGTTCAGGGCAGGGGTATAATCAAGTACACCAGCCATGGTCAGGGCAGAGGCGACATCAGCAGAAGTGATGATGACGTTACCCTTTCCTCTACGAGTTCTTTGTGCGATTGCGTTAGCGTCGCGCTCGATTTGGAACAGCAGACCCTTGAACTTCTCAACGGACCAACGACCATTGGAGTCAACGTCCAGGTCGAATGTACCAGCGGTAGCAACGTTAGCCTGAGCACCAGACTCAGCAACCTTGTAGATGGTACGGATGACTTCGCGGTTGATTTCAGCCAGGATCTCAGTTGACAGGATGTTTGCCAACTCAGCCTCGGCGTTCAGACCGTGGATAGCCTTGAGGTCTTGGGCGAGTTCCAGTGAGTACTCAGCCTTCAGGGCGCGTGACTTAGCGGTGACGGTGACCTTCTCGATGGAGAAGCCCATCTCGCGGAAGGCATTCGAGCCAGTTCCGTCAAGATTCTCAGAGTCACCAGTGACCATACCCTGACCAACAGAGTACAGGGCCTGGGATACGTCGGTTGAACCCAGAACTGAAGGGTTAGTACCCTGCTGAGGTCCAGTTGTACCGAAACCAGCGTTACGCGAGGTGAAGCCGGCGGTCAGATCCTGACCAGCATCCTGTGCGGAGAATGCCGAATCTGGCTCGTTGTAGAAGGCTTCGGTTCCAGTTGAAGGATCGCGGTCGGTTCCGTACATGGAACGCATTGCGAAAATCAGTCCAGTAGGACCGTTCATTGGCTGAACGCCTGCGATATCATAGGCGATCAGGTTTGGCATTGAACGTCTGATCAGGGAGATCAGAACGGGGTCGAAACCTGCGGTTGGGCCACCAGCGGCCGAACCAGCACCGAATCCACCACCAGCGCCAGCGGCGTTAGCGGAGTTGGTTGGGGTTTCGTACAGGAATTCTCTTTCTTCGCGCAGGAAGCGCTCTTGGTTTTCCAGCAGGCAAGCGGTTACCGCTTTACGATGGGCATCCTTGATATCACCAAGGCCTTCATGATTCAGAAGAGGTGCCCACTTTTCCTGCAGATGCTCTGATTGGAACATTTGCGTTTACCTATTTAAAAGTGTTAGTGTGTGTTTGATAATGTTAAATTCACTTCTTAGCGACTTGGTTCAGGATGTTCATGTAATGAGCCATAGAACCTGAATAGTCAGGGGCGGCTTCTTCTGTTAACACCTGATCCGAAGTCTCTTTCTGGACTTTCTGACCGAAGTATGACTCCTTCAGAGTAGCCAGTTTCTCACGATAAGATTCTTCGCTCTCAAACTCAACACTCTCGGCGAGTTGGGCGAGCTTCTCTTTTTGGCTCAGGGCAAGACCCTCAGCAACCTCAGATACGATCCCATCGGCAACCGACTCAGCAAGACGGTGATTCAGGGAGACATTTCTTTCGATCTGCTCGTTGAGTTTAGTCTCCATTTCATCAAGTTTGTTTACCATGCTCTCGACAACATCATATTTATCTTCAGGGATTGATACATAATGTGCTTCAAAAAGATCCTTCATGCCTGAGAGGAAGCTCTCAGTCATTTCGGACTTCAGACCGTGCTCGACGGCCAGTTCATTTTCTTGGAGCCATTCGTCAGCGACGTACTCCAGGTAACCATCAACGCGCTCAACCAGAGCAGCCTTAACGGTTTCGATTTCTTCTACGATACGCTCTTCGTTCTTAGCTTCCATCTCTTCTGCAATTTGTGCAACCTTTGCACTGATTGCAGCTTCAAAGATGGTCTTAGCCTTCTCTTGGAACTCTTCGGTGAGTTCTTCGCCAGAGAAGAGAGCGTTCATATCCTCTTCGATGTCGTACTCAGGAGTTTCGTCAACGATCTCTTCGGTGACTTGCTCTTCTTCAGCAACGACTTCTTGAGTCTCTTCTACCTCTTCGGCTTCTTCGCGAGCCATGGCAGGTTTTGCGCCACGATTAACAACGTCTTTTACAGTTGCGATCTTTGGCTCACGCAGTTTTGCGGAGTCATTATCCGATCTGTAATTGTCGGGAGTAGGTCCGCCGAGATCCTCATAGGAACCAGCACCCGATGTATCCATCGGCATACCAGCAGCAGCATTAGCGTTAACGGCAGTCTTGGATTGCGCAGTGCCTACTTCCATTTCTTGTAAATTTTGACCACGGGACATTTGAACTCTCCGATTAAGACTTTATAAGTGTAATTAATCTATCTTTATTTATAAATTAGAGATTTCCCAAGAAGTCTTGGAAAAGTCTCAGTTTGTTCTCTTGCAACTGTCTTGTGTTGACAAGAGTATTGATCTGTTTGTATGTTTTCTCAGCATATTTTTCGCGGAGAATTCCACCATCCCAGACCCATTCTTTACCTTCCATAATGCCATCTACGAAGGCATCAGGAGCAGAAGGATCTGCAACGATGTCAGCGGCTGTGGCGAGCATAAAGTCCTCACCAACAATGTTGACGCCCTCATTACTCATGCGGACAGAACCAACACCACGAGAAGAAACACCCAGTTTGACACCTTCATCAAGAAGGGACTTTGCAATGTTTCCCATCGGTGTATTTAGGATCTTTGCACGACCGATGAAATTGTTACCTTCACGACACAGAGAAGTGATCTTGTGAGATACACGATCCAGGTTTACTGTAGGTCCATCAGGGTGACCCAGCTCACCAAGAGCACGACCCTTTTGAATAAAAGTTTCGTTGTAACGGGCTACTTCTTTCTCAAGGGTTGAACAAGGATACATTCTTCCGTTGCGATTTTTGATATCGCCTTGGAGGAATACACCTTCGATATAGAGGTTCTTCTTACCGTTGCGTTCTTCAACGATAACTTCTACCTGTTCGATTTCTTCTCTGATCAGTTTCATTGTTCTTATTGAGTGAATGCGATTTTTACAACCTGTACTGTTCCACCAAGTACATGAATAAGATCATCAGGTCTTTTTACAACGATGTCTTGAGTGTTCTGCAACATAGTGAAGGTTGAAAAACCAACAAATCCAGATGTTTGAAGACCAACAACAACACTTCCACCAGAAGCATTGGTCACTCGAACAACGCTGGCATTACCAACACTTGTACTATTACCAATACCTGCGGCCAGATTGACCTCATCTCCTAATGGTTTAAACTTAGCCATCCTCTTCCTCAGTGGTAGGGTCTTCTTGGGTTACTTCATCTTCTTCATATTCAATTTCATCACCAAAAAGATCTGCAGCAACTACAGGTCTTCCAGCTTCAAGTCTCTCAGCCGATTTGGCATAAAGAATATCCTTGATCGCATCACTAATTTCATGTGCGGGGCTGTCTTGCAGCACCAAATCAATAAATTGTTCAGAATCCACGATAATGTAAATACACTACAAATTATTTATATTTCGCCACCTTCAGGGGCTTCAACCGCAGTCTCATCAATTCCAGGATCTTCGACTGATGGGGCTTTACTTTGCAGATCCATTGCGGCACCTGCAAGTTCCATTGACTGCATCATCAGTGGATCTGGATACAAACCAGCCTCAATTTCTGCAGCGATCAGTTTATCCTGATCAACAATCTCTTCATCAGTTTGACGAAGGATCTTACGTCTTACATAATCTTGTGAGAAGTACTTACCGATGTATTGCTCAGCTTGTGCAGCGTTATTAATACGTTCTTGGAACAACTCACTTTCCTTGAGTTCTGCAAAGTGGTTGTCGTAGATATAGTCAAACTGAATGTGTTCGGACATCGTTGTCCAATCTTCAGGAGTGACTACGTTCTTGAGAAGAAGTTGTGTCTTCAACATGTCAAGGAACATGTTAGAGAATCTCTTGCGAAGACGACCAACAAACTTGTTGAATCTCAGTTCGTCTCTGAGAATTTCGGAAGAACGACCAAGGTTAAAACCACCTTCCCCACCAAGACGGGTTTCTGGAACACCCAGAGCTTTGTAGAGTTTTTTCTGGAAGTATTGAATATCAGTAATCTCACCAAGGTTTTGTCCTCCTGGTAGAGTTGTGATTTCAGTACCACGACCACCTTCTCTTCTTGGCAGCCAGAAGTCCTCAAGCATACTCATGAACTTCTTATCATCACGGATCTCGCCCGTGTTTGCGTCATAGACCAACTTAGATCTATAACGGTTCATGACTTCACGAAGATATTGTTCTGCCTTTACTTTAGGCAGATTACCTACGTCAATGTAGAAAATTCTCCTTTCTGGGGCACGGGACAGTCTGTAGATAACCAAACTATCTTCAATCATTCTCAGTTGGTTTAGGGCTTTGATTGCCTTGTGTAACCAAGAGAGTGTATTGTGTTTGTTGCGATCTACCAGACCAGAAGTGCAATATGTGATTGCATCTTTTGCAATCTTAATTCCGCCAGCTGCTCCACCTGCAGTTGGAAGATAAGACGCACCCGATTTACCTGAGTTTGGATTGTACTCAAAATACTCATCCATTTCTGGAGTGAGTGAATTTGTTGGTTCGTTAGTGTTCAGTCTAGCAAGATTTGGATCCTTCTTTCTAGCCTGACGAACGTACTTGATCTTCAAAGCATCAATGTATCTCAGTTCTTGGATACCTGCTTGTGGATTTTTGAGATCAATTACTTTGTGATAATAAAGTCTTCCATCAACATACCAGTTACGGAAAATCTCATGAGCTTTGGAGTCAAAGTCCAGGAGATCTTTAATATACTTAAATTCGTCGCGGATAATCTTTTTGATATTATCCCCGACGTTTAAGTTTTGGAGGTCGATCTCAACTGGGCTGTCGCTGAGATCGGATACAATTGCCTCATTTACGATATCTTCAATCGCTTCGTCGCACTCAGGATGCAGAGACATTTCTCTGTATCTTTTGACAAGATCGTATTCGTTTCTGAATACACCTTCAATATCAACGTATTGTCCATAGAAGCCACTACTAACATAGTAGTCAGATTTATCTGCCTCGTTCTGCGGAACAGGAGAAACCGCAGACTTAGGCAGATTATCTCCGTCAGCCCCCTCTATGGAGAAACCGAATAATTTAGCCATTTTGTCAGTGTTGTCTTATGGTCTATTTATCAACCGACGACAACGTTGCCATTCTCATTCAGGGCTTCCCACCACTGAACTTGGAATTCAACTGAGAATTCCTCAATGACGTTGTTACTGTCGTATGAAAGTTCAATAGAAGAGACGTTAGTTGGGAACACACCATGGAAGTGGTATGATCTCAGAATGGGAACAGTGTTGCCTGAATTTGCAGGAACACCTGCTGAGTTGGTGATCGGAGCTCTTCCAAGTTGGTGAACATAAGCTTCCTGTTGATAAACAGTTGGATCAACTTCACCAGCGTTATCAGAAACTTTGTTGATAACGTTCATCCACTTTTCGAAAGCATCTCTGAGAACAAAGTTGCTGTCGTTGATAACAGTGATTGTCCAACTATCAAAGGTTCTTTCACCAGCAATCTTCAGCTCTCTTCCTCTGAAAGGAACTGAGATTGGAGCAACAATAGAAGCAGGCAGGTTCGCTCCTTTTACCAGGAAACGAGTTCTGTCACTCACATCGTTGTCATCGATTCCCAGGTTGGGAAACTTGAGTTCTACCTCAAAGAAATTGGGGCGAACGCCGCCGCCCAACAACTTCGACTTAAAGGTGTCCAGGGTTCTCGCATTACTCCCTGTATTTGGGATTTGCTGAGGCATTTTTACTTACTCCTGTTAAACGGTTGATGATGTGCTGTACTATTTAATAATCAGACGGTGCCGATTACTTCTTCGAAACTAACTCCAGTGCGGGTGGCAACAAATGTCAGACCGATGAAGTTGATAGAGCGTGCAGGTTTTACAAAGATGTCGGCACGGAATTCGTTCGCGTCGATCACATCAGCAGAGTTGTTGCTCTCATCACAGACAACCAGGAAGTCTGTGATACCTCTCTTCGCTTGAACATCGCGGAGATAAGGCTCAACGATGTTAACGAAGTTTGCTCTGGTGATTGCGTCGTTAAACTCAAACAGTTGAGCACGTGCAGCTCTTTCGATTGCAGTTTCAATTGTGAGGAACAGACGACGAACGTTAATTCTGTCGAAGGCAGAAGTAAATGCAAGAGCAGTCTTATCACCGAAGAGGACGATACCTTGTCCAGGTGCCGCGATAACTGGGTTAATTCTCTTCGAGTAGAGCAGATCTCTCTGGGACTGTGATGGGTTGTATGCAAGTTTAACTGCATTGTTTACAACACCACGGGTTGTTCCAGCAGGCGAGAACCAAGGATATGAGTTTTGTGAAGTTCTTGCCATCATTCCAGCAACGTCTGGGTTGCAAGGAATGTAACGGAACTTGTTGTTGAAACGATCGAAGGTGTACTTATAACCAGAATCAAGAACCGCATAGGACGAGGAACTTACTTGATCCATCGTCTTGATGATGTTATCGGTCTGGGTGTCGGTGTTGGTCAGAGCAACATCTCCACTCAGAACGTCAGCCCTTCTTGGTGAGATAACAGCAACACAATCCTTTCTGTTTTCTGCGATAGAAACCAGTTTGTTTGCTTTACCAACTGTTTCATTTCTGGTTGCAAGACCAGGACCCATGATCAGGTAGTTGATTGGATACTCTCTTTGGTTTGCAAACTGATCGTAACCTTCCATCAGGTCACCCAGAGTTGCGGCATAAGTTGGAGCAGCGTAAGTACCGCCGTAATCCTTACCACCTTGCAGTGAATAGGTGGATCTACCAATACCAGAGAAGGTGATACCTTGTGCGTCTTGACCCCATGCGGAAGCCGCAGCGGTGAAAGCAGTGTCTCCAGTTGAGAATCCAGTAGGAGTTCCTAATGGAGCATAACCAGCAAACAGATACTCGGAGTTATCGGCAATGTAATCCTTGTAGTATGCAGGTGAATTGAACAGTTCGGCGTCCTTAGCCTTGGAAAGTCCTACCCACTTCTCAAGAATCTGACCAGCGTTTCCGCTCTCCTTACCAGTGTCATCAACAACTACAACGTGAATTTCGTCGAATCTTGAATTTCTTGTTGAAGCCCAAGTTGAAGTTTGTGGTTTTGCAGCAACGTTCTTCCAATATACGGTTGAGTTGTCAAGACCAAGAGTTTGACTCTCATACCAGTCAGTTGCACCACTTGGAGTAAGAGCTGAGTTAGTGGTGATGCCAGTAACCTCCATGAATTCGGAGGTGGTTCCAACACCAACTGTTTGAACTCTAATGTAGTCACCAACATCGATACCGTTAAGTGAGTTGATGTCTAATGTGGTGGAAGAAGAGGAAGACTGAGATACTCTTACAGTGGTCGCAGCGCCAATTCTTGATAACAGTTTTACTTCTGTTCCGTCATTGTGAGCAGCCTCTGTTGTTCCGTCAGTGCCTCTGTTAGCAAATCCAACAAATCCAGTTGCTGAAACAATCGTGTTACCAACACCAATCAGTTCTGAACCGATCAAGAGGATGTTCTGTGAACCATAACCTCCAGTTTGAACACCAGTGGTTGTGTTCAGATACACACCAGTATCACCAATACCAAGAGCAACTCCACCAGCGTTGTCAATCGAATAGGTGGTTGCAGTGTATGTATTGAACAGATTAACTGTTGATCCTACTCCAATCGCACCAGCATTAGTACCAGCAACATCTCTTGTTACTGTGATTGAAGTTGTAGCTGAACCAGTGGCGCCTACAATGTTCAGAACTCTTGAAGTGTTAAACTCAAATGCTCCGCCCTTTGTATAATCAGCGTCAGCAACTGTTCCCGCAGTCGATACCTGACTTACAACCTTAACGTCGATCGAAGAAGATCCGATACCAGTAACAATACCTTTAAGGTGACCATTCAGTGTCAGTGAAGTACCAATACCACCAACTTGAACACCACCAAATGCTTGGGTTACTGCGGCACCAACAACAATACCAGAGGTTGTAATACCAGTCAGAGTTTGGTCAGCTCTTGCGTCAATTACACAAACTTTGAGATCATTTGCCCAAGTACCAGGGTTCTTGGAAGCCCAATACCAGGTTGTTGCTGTGTTGTAAGAATTATAATAGTCTTCTACGTTCTTAATCTTAAGGTCGGTTACCGATGAACCAGCACCACTTGCTACTGCTGCGTTAGCATTTACCAGGTACTGACCGTCGATTCTAACAGTCCTTAAAATTCCACCATATGAGAGATAAGATGATGCACTCATCCAATACTCATATTGGCTACTTGTTTCTTGTGGTTCGCCGAAAGTATCTACGAGATCTTTCTCACTCTCAATGAGACTTGGTTCATTGATTGGACCTTTGGTAAAGGGTCCTGCGATGGCGCCAGTTTGGTCGCTAACGCCTGTGATACCACCTCTAGTAAGGTCTACTTCCCTTACTTTAATACCAGGGGAGACTAAGCCTAAACCAGCCATCTGATTTCCTCTAGAAGTTTCAGTTTATTTCTAAATTTATTTATTGATAGCAAGCTTTTCAAATGGGGAAACTGGACGTGAACACTACCAATCTGGATATTCCCACCTATCATAGATGGTATTTGCCATTCTACTTACAACAATTCTCTTCTTTGTACAGTCCTTACACTCATAGGCATATGCAGATGGATATGACCCTCTGTCTTTTCTAGTAAGATAAAAGTCATCTATGAGATTTTTTTTCTCCCTACAAGTCCTACATGTTCTCTCTACGAATAGTAGGTGTTCTAAATCGAATTCATTTTCAATGTCCATCAATAATACTCCCACATATAACTCATGTCACCATAAGTTGAATTGAGATCAGTCATATCTGCTTTCTTCCATAGGGTTCCATCATCACCCTGAATTATTTCATCATCGAGACCATCACTAATGAAACCAAATGGAGCCATATCCTGTTCAATTTGATCTCTCTGGTCTTCATATAATCTTTTACGAACGTCCTGATCAGTCAACTCTTTAAAGTAGTCTTGCGCAACTAACCAAGCATAAATGACCAAACACATTGCAAGGTCATCATTACATCCATCCTCAGCCTCAAATGAATTTCTCTTGTGGATGAATGTGGTAAGTTCTGATATAATATCGTAGTCCTTGAAGAGAACTTTATCCGCTTCAATCATTGTCTTCAAGTTGGAACATCCAACCGCCTTTACAGCCTTGGACATTTTGAGACCCAACTGAGTTTTCTTTCCTGAGAAACCCTGACCTACGATTTGTCCTGCACGTCCTCTCATCGAACACTGAAGAAGATTGGGATACTCAAGATCATAGTTTAGAATAGCCGCAACCTGATCACCAATATCATTGACTTCACATAATACCCATGCATTGTTATATGACTTCACCGTCTCATAGATGATAGACGGGAACAACATGGGTTTGATTTCGTTATTCTTATATTTTGCAACTACTCTATGTGGATATTCTGTAATATCCACAACAACAAATGCAGAGTAGTCATTACCTCCACCTCTAGCTACGTCAACGGTGCAAACGTAGTCGTGATTCTCAATCGGTTTTTCATACACATCCAGACCATTACCAGATTGAATGGCTCTGTCATAGACCATGGCTCTCAACTTGGCTGGATTGATGAGAGTATCAACTGATCCAAGGAACTCACATTCAAACTCAACCTTGAACTGGTTTTCTGAAGTGTTCTTAATAGTTTGTTCCCGCCACTTCTCGTCACGGCCTGGAACTTCTGACCAGTGAACTGAAGTTGGGACGTATTCGTTTTGACCCCTCTCAGCATCATGCCACATTCTGTAAAAATGGTTCATGCCGTGAGGCGTCGAAACCATGATTACTTTTGTGCTTTTACCAGAAGTAATAGTAGGATAAACAGATGCAAAGAAGGAGTCAGCGATGTGATTAGGGACGAACGCGAACTCATCGAGGAAGAGGATATTGAACGACATGCCTCGGACAGCACTCGCAGATGTAGAAGCTGCCAATACCTTACTGCCATTCTCCAACTCCATTGATCCTTTGTTCCATGCAATGATACCCTGTTGCATCCATTTTGGCAGGTTCTCATATGCAAGTTGTAACCTACTGAGGAGTTCCCTCGCGGTTGACGCTTTGTTGGCAAGAATACCAACATTCACACTGTCGTTAAAAACAATGTAGTGAAGCAAGTATGATACCGACGTGGTTGACTTACCCGTCTGTCGGGGCATCATGCAGATGTTAAATCTGTTCTTATGAAAACGACTAATCAGCTTCTCTTGAAACTTATAAGGTTCAAAAGGAACAAGACCTTCATCCAGAGAAACGATACGAATATAATTTCGCGCAAAGTAAACAGGATCGTCTTTACACTTAATAAATTCTTCGATCTGGTCTTTGGTGAACTCAATGGCAGTGTTGGCCTTCTTGAGGTTCGGGTTTCCAAGATATACGTTTTCACTCATCTAACTCATTATATGCTAGCTTAAGTATGTAGTAAATACACCACGCAGTAAAAGCCAATCCGCAACACAGAAGTATGATTACACTCCAAGTTGGATCATTCAGGTTCTGGTGGGGTCTTAGTATGAGTTCCATCGAAAGGTGCCCAATGTTCCCATTTATACTTATGCACTGCCCAAATTCCAAGTATGGGTACTACAATCAAAAAGTAACTGAGTATACCTAAGGTGAATGGATTTTCCATCACCCACCGTGCAACATGGCCCATTTTTCTCTAAAATACCTATCTGTGTGATTTAAACAATCGAGTGGTGCAACTTCGTCAGTTTTAGCCCAATCATAACAAAAGTCAACCATGTCTGTTGTGACATGACTGACTCCATATATTCTTGAAAATGAAGACCAAGCAAAATGAAACTTTTGCCTAGTGTGCGGTTCCATTGCCCTTATAGTGTTCGGATTCATAGTAGTGTCCCTTCTTTGAACCGAAATAAATTGTAGTTAATACAAATGGTATGGCAACGATTAAAAGTGCCTTTCCTAACAGATGTTCCATTATTCTCCAGAGTTCAATTCGTTCAGGTAATCTGTCCACCATTGTGGATCCTTGTTCCTTCTCCACTGTGGAACCTCCATTCCCTTTTCAAAGTAATACCTCCACAGAGCCTCATCGATAATCTGTTTTACTTCCATATTCCTCGTCCTCTTCATCAACGTCTCCATATGGGTTTTCCACATAGGGTCCATGTGGTCGTTTGGCATCATCTCTGACATAGGTTCTTTCAGCTTCGATAGTTGCAATCCATACTGAGAGTTTCATTACTATGTAGATGATACCCAGTGGTAAAAAGCACGCAATGAGGATAAGTGGTTTCATTTGTCCTTTAGCAACTCTTCTATTCTTTTACGCATGTCTTCGGACTTCTTCTGTTCTCTTTCGCAATGTCTGTAACCATGATGTCCTCTAATGATCATCGTGCCCTGATAGAACATCGTGATCCCAAAAACAAATAATAAAATACAACCAATCAGTTCAATGTGATTTTGAGCCATGGCAGTAGGGGTGGAATAGCCCCGACGAGTCTTAGAAGTCCCTCAGCAA